GTCATATCCATGATTAAGTTTGAGATCATTCCCATTTGCATTTGTTCATTGAACGATGTATCTTTTACCGGCGTCCAATTATTCTTTCCTTCTGGGAACTTATCTCTAGCATACATATCTGTATCAAAGTCTTTCAATCCTTCAAGAGGAGCCATAGATTTGAGTAGTTTACCATTTGGATTTGGTATTACAAGTACTGAATCTCCATCGAAGTCTGCACCAGACAACTGTTGCGCTACTTTATTATTAATTCCTATAGCATCTGGTGCATTGCCTAATAACTCTCTAGCTTCAGCAGCAGTTTTTCCTCTGTTGTTTACTCTAAGAGTAGGCATTTGGAATATTCCTTCATGTGGAAATCTTACAAGGCTTACTATTTCTCCCTGATTATAGTTAGGAGCATAAACCTCATCTGATTTAAGACTTGTGAATGGAATAAGAACGTGCGACTGTTGACCTGGTAAAGCAGCAGCTTTCAAATGAACCGACATGGAATCACACTCATCTGCGAATGTTAATAATAGTTTTTCTTTTATCGCAGTATTAGTAAGAGCTTCGATGTCTTCTAATTCTCTATGCTTTTTATCATACGCTAGTCCAAGCTGTCTTTTTGCTAAGTCGGTAGATTGTTTCGCTAACATTTGAGATGCTAATCTCTTTTTCCAATGCTGCCAATCGCCTTCCTCAGTCAGAAGATTGACAGCTGATAATTGTTTCTTTCCATTCTTGTCGATGTAGTGCCTTTGCCCTACTTCTCTCACAAGTTCCCCACTATCAGAATATTCATTCGATTTGATTGTTGCGCCAAATGGATTATTCGGATCTTCTTTTAGTGGTTTAAATACTTTATCCTTCGGCGATCCTTTAGGCTTATTCGAATTGTAAATAATATCATAGCCTTTAGGAATATCTAGATTGTATATCGCCATTCCTTTCATGTAATGGGTATCATCAACCGCTATACGAACCTGTGCATATTGGTTTCTACCCATATCCAAATCTTCAACATTAGGTCTTATTTCAATTAAACCATCTTTATCTGAACCACCTTCATCCCCATATCTAACTAAAACTCTTTTGGAAGACACGGATCTAGGTGTTTCAATATTTTCCCAAGTTCGACCACCATCTTCAGTATATGTGTCATTGATAATATGAATATCGCCGAAGTTGTTGATCTTATTCATTGTTTCTTTCCACTCTTGTCCAGGAGGAACAATAACCTGCATAACGGTTTTCTTACCAGTACCTACCTGTTTGATTGGAACGTTCTGAACTGAATATCCTTCTCTCTCTAACAATATCAATGCATTTTTAAGCTTACCATCAGATATGTTAAGTCTCTGAGGGGTGCCTGCACTGACACTTGTTGTGCCATATTTATCAACTTCTGCTTTTAACATTTTTGCTGTTGCTATGGCTTTGTTGTTTCTTTCGTCCAACTGTGGATTAAGATAGGATCTTACGGTTGACTCATTTATTCCCATCTCTATACCAATCTGTGTTGGAGTCAGACCTTTGTCATGGAGTTCCATTACTTTAGAAACTTTCATGTTTCGATCTTCCATTCTTTCAACACTTGCTCTTCTCCTGAGCTCGGTTGATGACATCCCGAGGCCTTTCGCAATTTCAGTTTCTGACAATCCTTTAGCTTTCATGGCTTTAATATATCCACGAAATCCTCCGTCATGTTGATATGGATCCTCTCCAGAACCATAAGGATATCTGCCCGAATGATACTTAGTGCCAATATGCATAAGCTCATCATAATCCAGTTCATATTCGTTCATCTTACGATTCCTCCATATTTATCTGAGTGATTTTCTTATCAAATGTTACAATCAAATCCATTATATGAGCTATCTCATCTGGATCTGGTTCAAATATCTGTACTTGATCTGATTGGTAAATTCTAAGTTCCATCTTAATATCGAATGGCTTATAATCGTATTCCAAACAGAATAGCGCAGCATAAATTTTAAGCTGATCAAATTTAGCTGGGTGAAACCCAGTCTTTAAATCATGAATCCTTAAAAAATTATTTTTGAATGAGATTGCATCGGCTGTCCCGAAACAATTCGGAGAATAGTATAGTACTTGCTCCGATTGCATTTTATAACCGATTGCGTCGTTGACAAAAAGGTTTAAGGTTTGTTTTGTTCCTTTTGCCTGGACTCCATGTTTTATCATACTACTTGCTAGTTCATGGAGCTCGGTACCTTTTTGTTTAGCGATCTCATTTCTACAAACTTCTTCAAGTTTATTAATATCATAGCGAAGCCATGAGTATTTGCTCGCGCCTAAAAATGCATGCAATCCCTCAAGTTCTGAATGTTTGTTGAAGATCACGCAATACCTCCTGCTTGTTCTCTGGGCAGATTGGTCTCGCAAACGACATCTTATTTAGAATATCAATGTAGTATTCTTGGTTCGGTCGGAATGAAGCATGATCATCTTTTTTAGATTCAAGTGCTGCCCACTTGCCTTTGTATAATACCAATAGGTCTGGAGCTCCTTGACGATCAATAGAGTCAACTTTAAATGTCATAGAACCAGGAAACATTGATTCAATCTCTTTACGAAGCTTAGCTTGAAACTTTGCTTCTGGCGTTCTAGCCATTAATATCAACTCCTTTTCTAAAAAAATAAAAGAAGTGAGATGTGCATGGAAAATCCACACACTATCCTTCCTTCTCATTATAGGGAATGATTTTCACGCGAAAGCCGATTTGAAGTGAGATTTTTCATTGAAATTCTTTTTCTTGTCAAGATCTCGCTTTATAGCTTTATCTATCCAGGAGTCTGTCATTAAAAAGTAATAATGTAAATCTGTAAAATCTGTATTTCGTCTGTCTATTCTCCCAGCAGCTTGCTCGGTCATCTTATAGGAATAACTAAGACTATAAAAAACAATAGTATCTGTTAGCGTGCAATTCCATCCTTCTGATCCAGCAGCATATTGGACTAAATATATCCAAGTATCTGTATCCGGTATCGGTTGATGATGATGTCCATTCCATTCAGAGTATCGAATATCATTCTCATTACACATAGCTCTAAGATTTTCTAATTCATAATCAAAATTATAGAATACTATGATCTTGCTATGCTTAGAATATAAATCTAATAGAGCCGCTATTCTATTAGGATTCTCATTTACAATCCTTCTTAATGTAGCATATAGTTCCGATACTTGCCGCATTGGTTTGTCTTCAAATATATTCCATCTTCTTCGAGCTGCATCTTTGAACACTATGCGGTCATAGTCGATAATAACATTTTCATAATGCCTAACAGTATGCTTGTTGATTCGAATATCAACTAATAAAGCATCTCGCTGAGCCTCTAATGTTTTCTCGCCAATATATCCTCTGATTTTATGATACTTATTGAATGGTTCAAATATACATCTCTGCACTTCAAAGTCACTTTTATTCCTATAAAATTTGTTAGCTACGAATACTGGAATGTAATCAGTCCATGTATCTCCCGGGGTGGCACTGAGTAATATCCAATGGTTGTTATGACATCGTCTATAATATACACTAGAATCTGTAATCTTATAGAATGCCTTAACCCATGCTCCGGAACCAACAAGTCGTTGCTCATCAAATATAAAGAACGCATTCTCAACATCGGTATATTTTCCAATGTTGTTCCAAGAATCAATAACCACTTTTGTAGGATAAATCGAGAGCTTTTCATTGCGAGTTAATGTGAACTCTGCTAATTCATCATCCCACTCTAATGTGTCTCGCTTTTTAGCTGTCGTGATTATGTATAGATCCTTTGGATGTTTCATTCTAGAATATCTAGGTTCTATTGATCCACCACATTCTTTGACAAAATAATAGGCTAAGGCGGTCCTGGATTTACCAGAACCAACCCCGCCACATAATATTTTACCAGATTTAAGTTTTTCTAAGGCTTCTCTTTGCCCTAGATCAAATTTCATTAGTCTACCTCAAACGGTAAATCATCTGGAGTCCAATCAGGATCATCATAATCTGCTGCAAAGACATCCTCAACTAATGTGAAATACATAGTCTTAAGATAAGCCTTTACACCACCAGACTTTCCATCTCTTCCTGTCCAATTGTAAGGACGAATCTCCAACTTAACATCTTTAATCTCAGCAGTGTCAATATTAGCTACTGTTGTCTCATTGAGAGGAACCTTATTGAGCTTGCCATTCTTTTCTGTAACCTGAATGATTCTCGGAGGATACTTTCCAAAGCTGACTGTGACGGACAAATATCCAACACTTCCTTCATCAGGATCGGAGGAAGGTCTAATCTTAACATTCCAACCATACTTTGCCAAGTTTACAGCGTCTTCCTCTGGAAGTCTAACTGTAAAGTTCCTTGATCCTGCCGGATTATATGGAGGCTCAGCTCTCCCCTCAAAGTTCCTATTGATAATAACTGCATTCTTAATAATTAAATTATCTGTAACCATTGTGTTTCTCCTTTCAAACAATAAATGCTTCGACATCGCCTTGTTTTTTACCTTGATACCTAAGCCTTAATTCCTGGATGTTGTTATCTTTTTCTGATTGCTTCCAGTTAAGGTCATGCTTTTTCGCATCGATGATGGTCATTGAATGCCGTGTTGCTCTAGCTAATTCATCTGGAGATGCACCCTTTAATGTCATATCCATGATTAAGTTTGAGATCATTCCCATTTGCATTTGTTCATTGAACGATGTATCTTTTACCGGCGTCCAATTATTCTTTCCTTCTGGGAACTTATCTCTAGCATACATATCTGTA